ACACCCAAGCTACGGCCTGCTTCGGTGGGCGACCATCCCGCATCCACCAGGCGCTCGATTGTCGCCCCGGAGCGACCAAGGCCGGCATCGAGGAGCGGTCCTGGACCAAATCTGCCGGTTTCCGCCGCACCGCATCGCGCCCCGGATCCCCGATCAATCCGGGAGGCCGCCGGGGCGCCGCGCACGGCCGCTCCCGGTAGCGCACAGCCCGCGCGGCGGTGGGCCTCTGTAGCACCGGAGAACTTCGCTGCTTTGGCCCGTCGCCTGCTGGCGGGCAGGACGCTCCCGGTGGCCGCCATGGCGGCCCAGATGCCCGCAGTGCGCGTGGTGTCACAGCCTCCTCCCGGTTCGCAGTCGGCGGAAAGGACCCGCCGGATCGGCAACGATCTCGTTCAGCGGCCAATCTTGCCGCATGCCTGGGATAGGTCGCAGGATGAGAGGGGGGCGGCACCCCGACCGGCTGCGGACGCCCGCCCGAACGCGCCCTCCGCGCCTGGGCGGCAGCCAGCGTGGATGGGCCGGCCCCTCTCGGCGGCAGCATTAGCGCAACCCCGTGCGCCGAGTTTTACCCGCCCCATAGCCGCGGGCCCGATGCGCCGGCATCAGGCTCCCGCGCCCCCCGGGTCAGATCCGGACAGCGCACCGGCGAGCCGAGCCAACGGTGGCGACATCGTCCTGGACGGAGTGCGGTTCGGACGGCTCATGGCAGAGCGACTGGCGCGCCATCTCGACCGGCCGCGGGCTGGTTTCACCGGGACAGACCCAAGAGCAACGCCGACCTGGCCCGGCGCGTCGATTGGGTGATCGGACATGGATGATATCCACATTCCTTGCATCGTCTGGTTCCACGGGGACCCGCCGCCTGACCTGTCGCAATTCTCCGATCCCATAAGGATTCCGTTCACCTTCTTGCCGCACCGGAATGCTGCTGCGCCTGGCCCGAATGCGATCGTGTCGGCCACGCTCACCGAGCTCTGCCTGACTGAGCGCCCAAACCAGGGCATCCCGGCGGTTGTGGCGCATCTTACAGGCGCCATGCGCGCGACGAGTGCTCCGGTCGAAGACCGAGCAATGCCGCTCGGACGGTCCGATGGCTATTCGAACGGTCAGCGTATCGCGTTGCCGTCCGCCGGCGGGACGGCTGCGACCCTGACGCTCACTTTGGGTGGCCCAGGTCTGAAGAGTATTCGGACACCGCCGGCTTCCGCAAACGATAGGGTTTCCGCACCGGCCAATTCGAGTGTAGCGAATGTGGGCTACTTGACGACCGATGCCGGTGCCGCTGCCCAAGGCTTGGGTATGTCTTCGGCCGAGTTCCGTCGGGCCATTCATGCTCTCAAGGATGCAGCGGGCTTGGGCGGTGCCGATAATGTACGTATTCATGTTCCATCGGGAGACGTATATTTCAACGATGAACGCATTGGGAACCTGCGAGATGAGTGATCCTTCAGAAGCCGAGGAAGACGGAGTCTTCGCCCTACTGGACTTTAAGGGCGAAGACCTTGATCCGGCACCGCTCATATCATTGATCCCTCTAACACCTGTTCGGCCCAGGAAAAAGGGGGATCCTCTGGGGCCCGACAAGGGTGGAAAAGTCCCTGTCGCAAAAACAGGGTATTGTGGCTTCACGACGGCCGGCAAAATCCTGTCAAAAAGCGCGAACGATCATGTCAGTGCAATTTTGGACATTGTTGATGACCGGATCGTCGCAATACGTGAGGTGATGTCTCTTCAATCACTTGCATGGAAAGCGGTTCTCTTTGAGGGTCGTTGCAAAGAACAGGTGTTTTCCAGTTTGAATCCCGAGCTCTCCCGTAGAGCCTCTGGACTAGGGCTGCCTCTCCTTCCGAAGGGTGAAGAAGCAATGACTTTTATCGGTGACATCTGTCAAAGTGTTCCACAACGTAAGTGATTATGACCTGCCGTGCAGCCAGACACGGTTTTCTCGCGGGACCAAGGACAGTTATTGCTCATGCTCCTGTATCGTTAGTCTTGATAGGTCACTTAGGCGCGATGCGTGCCCGACGTCGAAGCGGTACCCGCGCAGATCGACCCGCGCCGATAGGTAGCAAAGCCACATGTTCGACATCGCGCTGCTGCTGGGACCCATCGCCTTCCGCGACTTCGAAATACCGTCCGGGATCAATTTCGGCGGTGCCCAGCGCCTCGCCATCCACAAATTGGCCGGCGGGACCCGAGTTATCGATTCCCTCGGTCGCGACGATGCGGACATCACGTTCTCCGGAACATTCTCCGGCAGCGATGCAACCTTGCGGGCAAGGCTGCTCGATGAGCTGCGCGCGAGCGGGCTCACCCTGCCGCTGACATGGGATGTGTTCTTCTACACCGTGGTGATCAGCAAATTCCAGGCCGACTACCAGAACAGTGGATGGATCCCCTACCGCGTAACGTGCACGGTCTTGCGCGACGAAGCGAGCGCGCTAATCGAGACCGCGGTCTCCCTGGCGGCCAACGCCCTCTCCGACATCGGCACTGCATTCAGCCTCGCCGCGCCGGCGGGGATCGATCTCACGCCGGCGCAGACGGCCCTGTCCGCACCAGGCGCGACCGTGCGGGACACCGGCGCCTACGTGAGCGCCCAGACAGCCGTGGCGGGCGTGCAGGCATCGCTGAGCCAGGCCGTTGCCGCGGCCGAGGGAACCCTCACCGGCGCCGGCCCGTTCACCGCCGGGTCGGCTGCGGCCGGCGTCGCCGGGCTGACCGGCGCCACGGCCGCGTCCCAGCAGCTCGCGTCGCTGACGGCGGCGCAGGGGTATCTCGGGCGCACCAGTGTGAACCTTGCCAACGCCGGGACTTGAACGATGCAAACCATGACGATTGCGGGGGGGAACCTGTTCCAGCTCGCTGCAACAGAGCTCGGGGATGCCACTCAGTGGATTCGTATCGCGCAGCTCAACAACCTGTCGGATCCGATGCTCTCGGGAGTCGTCACCCTGCTCATTCCCGATCGGAACCCCAACGCCGGGGGCGGCATTGCAGCTCAATAGCACCCTGCTGCCCTGGCGGACGCCGGCCGCACGCGTGCTGATCAACGGCCAGACCGTCGCAGGGGTCACGCAGGCGGAAGTGATCGCCAACAATCATTATGCTGCTGACAGCTTCCGCGTGGAGCTGGCATTGGGCGTGGATGCGACGTTCACGGCGCCGTTCTGGGCGGGCACGACCGAGGTCATGGTCGATCTGCAATTCAGCCTGGATGGAGCCGGTTTCGTAAGCCTGATCCAGGGTGCGGTGGACAGCGTGGGGCTCGACCCGATCACCGGCACCTTGCACGTGCAGGGGCGCGATCTGACGGCGGCGCTGATCGAGGCACGTACCCAGGAGACCTTCAGCAACCGCACGGCCAGCGAGATCGCCACTTTGCTTGCGCAGCGGCACAACCTGCTACCAGTCGTGACGCCGACCACGACCCCGGTCGGACGCTACTACCAGAGCGAGCATGATCGGATCACGCTCAATCAGTTCAGCCACGCGACGACGGAGTGGGATCTGCTGGTGTTCCTGGCCCGCCAGGAGGGATTCGATGTCTTCGTCCAGGGCACGTCGCTCTATTTCCAGCCACCGGCCACGGCAACGGTTCCGCCCTTCATGCTGCGTCCGGACATGCTGATCGACCTCCAACTCCAGCGCTCACTGACGCTGGCGCGGGACATCGAGGTGACGGTGAAGAGCTGGAACTCCCGGCAGAAGAATGCCTTCACCCAGACGGCGCGAGCGTCGGGCCTGCCGGCGGCCGGCGGCGGCGGCGGCCTTCCAGCCCCGCCGCAGCAGTATGTCTATGTTCGTCCGAACCTCACGCCCAACCAGGCGCTGCAATTCGCGCAACAACGGCTGAGCGAGCTCACCCTGCACGAGCGGGTGATCGACCTCCAGATGCCCGGGGAGTTGACCCTCACCCCCCGCAGCACCCTGTTGTTGACGCAAACCGGCACCGACTTCGATCAGGCCTACCTGATCGATGTCATCGAGCGCGAATTGCGTTGGAATGACGGTTTCACCCAGCGCATCCGGGCTAAAAACACCTCCCCACGTGTGCAGACCACCACCCCGGCCGACACGGTCGGCGCGGTTACCGGATAACACCATGGACCGGCTCCTGAACGTCCTGAAGGCGCATGCAAGCGCGCTCGACAACGGTCACGCACGTCCCCGCTTCGCCCTGGTAACCTCGGTCGATCCCGCTACAGCAACCGCACGGGTCAGCTTGCAGCCGGAAGGCGTGCTGAGCGGTTGGCTGCCGATTCTCGCGCCCAGCACCGGCGCCGGCTGGGGTATCTGGTGCCCGCCAAGCCCGGGTGATCAGGTCCTGGTTCTGGCGCAGGAGGGGGATGCGGAACAGGGGGTGATCGTCGGTCGCGCATTCTCGCTTGTCGATGTCCCGCCAGCCGCCGCTGCCGGGGAGTTGTGGCTCGTGCACGCAAGTGGGTCGTCCATCCGGCTGCTGAACAGTGGCACGATCGAGATGACCGGGCCGGTGACTATCCAGGGTACCGTGACCGTCACCGGGGACGTTATGGTGGCTGGCAATGTCTCCGATCAGCATGCCTCGCTTGCCGATCTCAGGTCGCATTACGACACGCACACACATATCGATTCACGCGGCGGCGCGACCTCGGTTCCTACCCAGCAGGACTGATCCGCCATGCCCGATCTTTCGCACCAATGGGCGTCCGACCTGTCGGTCGGCCCGACCGGAGACCTTGCCCTCGCTACGGGCCCTGCGCTCGGTCAGCAGCGCGTGCTGCGCCGGCTGCTGACCAACCCGGGCGAATACATCTGGCAGCTCGACTATGGCGCGGGCCTCGCCCGGTTCATCGGCCAACCCGCCAGCCCGCTCCAGATCCAGGCGTTGATTCGCAGCCAGATTTTCAAGGAGAGCGCCGTGGCACGCACGCCGGAACCGGTCATCGACGTCTCCGTATCGCCTGCTGGCGCCGCGGGCACGGTGTACGTCTATATCCAATACCAGGACGCCGGTTCGGGTCAGACCCAGGTCCTTTCGTTCTCAGTAGGCGCGTAAGCAATGCAACTTTCTCTGCAGACGTTCACGTCGCTGGTACAGAACATGGCGGCGGCCGTCCAGGCGGCGGCGGCGCAATTGCTCGATCTCACAGTGGGATCAGCCATGCGGGCGGTGCTGGAGGCGAACGCCTCCGTCGCGCTATGGATGCAATGGATGATCCTCCAGGTCCTGCAGACGACCCGCGCCGCCACCAGTGCCGGCCCCGATCTGGACAGCTGGATGGCGGATATGTCGTTGACCCGCCTGCCGGCCGTGGCGGCGATTGGGATGGTAACCTTTTCCCGCATCACACCGACCGCAACCGCCCTGATACCGGCCGGCGCACTGGTGCGGACGGCGGACGGGTCGCAGACTTTTGGGGTCACTGTTGATCCGACCAATCCGGCCTGGTCGGCCGGGTCGAACGGATACGTGGTCGCGGCGGGGCTTGCGTCACTAACCGTCGCCGTGGCTGCGCAGACCTCCGGCAGCGCCGGGAACGTGCAAGCCGGATCCATTACTCTCCTGGCCAGCGCCATCCCGGGGATCGATGCGGTAACAAATCCGGCGCCGATGCAGAATG